AAAGTTATCAATTGTACGTTGATATCCAGCAACAATGTCAGCATACTTTTTGAGCGCACTTGCGTTCTTATCAAATTGACTTGTATTTCTTGCCATACTCTTTACGAATCTACGTTCTTTTGCTTCTAATTCATCTTGAGTTAATTTTAATTTCTTATTTAGTTCGTTAAACTGAGTATCACCCAAAGATTGTTTTTCCTGAACACTTGCTATCAATGCTTGTAATTTATTAACATCTTTACCTTCGGCGGCAGGGTTATTAACTAACTCTTTAATTTGTGCTTCAATTTCTTTATATTTTTCAGGATCCATACCAGGTTTAGATTTTAATAGTTGTAAATCTTTTTGAAGTTTTTCTAATTCGTCAGCACTTATTTTTGCTTTTTCTTGTCTATCTGCACTACCGGTTGTTAATGTACCGCTTAACTGTTTTAATCTTTCAACTTCACGGTCAGTCTCTTGTGCTTGTTCTTCATAATCTTGTAACTCTTGCCCAATAGACTTAATGGCATTTTGCTGGGTGTTGATTAAATTATTTTGTGCCGCATCAGTTTTCTGTTGTTGCACAGCCTTATCAGCTATGTACAATGATAGTGCCTGTTGGCTATCATAGCCGGGAAACTTCAACTTGGCACGTTGCATTAAATCCTGATCTAAGGATAATGCAGGAGTATTTGGTGCTTCCCTCAACAATGCCGATATTTTCATATTACTTTTTTAACAAACGTCTAATAGTATCTAAGTCGTCTTGACCTTCTGTTACAGGTTTTTCTTTATCACTAAATTCAGCACGGATGTTTTGCATTGTTTTTTCACTGGCATGTTTTTGTCCAGCGGCACGTAGTTTATCCATACCTTTTTTACCATACTTCTTAATACCAAAAGATGCTTGTAGTGCGCTTTCTTCAACTTCTTCTTCTTTGAATATACCTAAATCTTTACCGCCCTTGGCAAAATCGCCGACCGGATCACCTGAGTTAGTTCTTGCTAATTGTTTTGCTTTGGCATCAAATTCAGGCTTCTTACCAGTTTGTGGTACGCCGGCTTTCTTTTGTAAATCTTTTAATAAATCTTCTTCACTTCCACCACCCAATTTATCAAATACTTTACTTCCAACTTTTTTAATTGTATCCATCATACCTTCTTCAACTTCAAATTTAGTCTTAATGTCACGCTTCATTGCATCACTATCTTGTTTATGAAGTTTACCTAATTTAGTCATTCTATTAGGTGACATGTTTTTACGCATCTGCTTGAATTCTAAATCGTCATGTCCCATTGAATGTCCTGGACGAGGAAAATGCATACTTGGTCCGTTTGCTACACTGTCAGCAGTTTTGTCACCAAACTCTGTACGAATCTGTGCGATGATATCTTCATGGTCATCATCGCCCATATATTCAGGATCAGTTGCATCAGTGTATGCGTCTATTAAACTATTAAGTCTTTCTTTCTTTTCTGGATCCAATGCTTCTTCTAAGTCATTACCACCCAATGAACGTTCAATTTGTTTGATCCAACCACTTACATCACTTGAACCAATTTCATCAGTATCACCTGCAAAATCTGCAACATCATCAATTGCTTGCATAACTGCAACCGGGCCGTATTTCTTTAACAAATCTTGACGTTGCATTAGTATTCTACGAGTAATAGCACCGGCTACTGGATTGTGTTCTTCACTTTCAGGAACGCCTTGTGGATTGTTACTTGTTAGACTTTCGCCACCTTCTTCTTCTAAATCAAATGCTCTTAAATTCTTAGCATCTGTTCTTACATTGTGTCCAAGTGTTTCAGCGCCAGGAGCTTCTGTTAAACTATCAGCCCATTCGCTTAACTCATTAACTTCTTTCATCTCTGCTACTTTCTTTTGTAGCTTGTTCAATATTGGCATTACACTTTCAATACGTGGGTCTAATGTCTCTTGTACAAACAACTCATTTAAGTTTGTTTCTTCAGTTTCATCTTCCATCAATGACGGTGTCCAACTTTCAAAGTAAGTATTGTAACCACGATGACCTGTCATTCTGCTTAATGTTTCACGTAGACCTTGATAGTGATTGATACCTTCATTCACTAGACGTTGTGCAGATTCATTGAACTGTCCATTACGTGTAGCACGAACGAATGCACCCATCTTTTGATATTCTTCTACTAAGCTTGTAACATGATTCCAACGCTCACCGTGTGGCTTATCACCTTCAGCAATTAGTCGACCATATACTCTAGCAACACCTGGCTTGATAGTTGGAGCTAAGAAACGTTCACCTTCACTGTTCTCTAAAAAGATTTTAGCAATGTTACGATAGCGTTGCTCACCTTCTTCAATTTGGCGAGTGTGTTGTATTACAATCTTTACATTTGGCACAGCATCGTTGTAGCTTGCTTTTTTACCCATTGGGTAGTAACCTTCAGATATTCTTTCTTGCTTTTTCATATATTCCCTTTTTGCCATATCGTGTTTCAAATGGTCAACATTTTTTAACTCAAAACTCAATTGATATTTTTGTGAGAAACGTTTCAATTGATTTAATATTTTATACCAAGATTCATCTTCCCCATGACTTTCTTCTTTTTCACTACTTGCTACTTCATCGCTAAAGTATATACATAACTTATGCAATCCATCAATAGAGATAGTTACTTTACCGTAATCTTCCCCGTCTTTGATGAAGTTAAATTGAAATACTTCTGCTTCCTCAGGAGTAGGAATTTCCTTACCTGAGGTGTCAAGCATTGTAGGGTCAAACCCTTTACTGTGTAAAAGGTCAAATAATGAACGGTTTAATGATTCTGTGTTTTTTGGCATAATGTATTTATCAAATATTGTTTAACCCAGTACCGCATAGAAGGGCAATGGCATGATGACTTCATCATGGTCACGTATTTGGTTCTCTAAGTCAAAATGATAGTCACTTAATTGCTGTAGCATACGTGTCACTAACAAACTAGCCATAATCAAGTCATCTGTATCACCAATTTTTGCGGCATAACTACCACCATGTGCAACAAATGCTTTTAATTCACTTATAAGACTACGACTATTTACGGTCATTTTCTTGCTTTCAACCAATGTTTTGAACTTAGCACAACTTGCTAATTTACTCTTATTAGTAGTATTGAATCCTCTACGTCCTTTACCTGCTTCACTGATAAAGATACCCGGAATATTGCTCTCTCCGTATTCATTTAATGAAATGATCGCGGCTTCACCAATTCCATTACATTCAATACTGTAATAGATGTTATTAGGTTCATTGGTGCATTCTACTATATATTTGCTTATTTGTGCTAATAGTTTAATTTGGCTAGGGATGTCTGTTTTATTGTGTTTCCACTCACCTACTTGAGTAGTAGTGTTTGCTTCAAAGATTTGAATAGCAGATGGGTCGCCACCTGTACCAAGACTTGGATCTAACCCTATACAATAGATATTACCTTTTGTGGGTTTCTGATACCAACGTACTTGACCTATACGACTTACAGGTTCAATTCCTTCCATAGCTATCAATGTGTTTGGATTAATCAATGTTTCATCCGCAATAATAAATTCGCAACCAATTTCTCGATTGAAACGATCTTCACCTAACTGTGACTTCATCTCGGATGCCCACTTATCATCTCTACCAGGCTGTTCGCTCCAATGTGCTCTATATGCTCTAAATCCATTAACTCCTACTTCAGTGGTGTTACCAAAATCATCTTCAGTCTTGTTAGCACCTTTCCAGATATAAGCAAACTGATCCTCATCACTGTTTGGTGTACTTGTAATAATAGCTTTACCACCAGTTGACAATGTTGGTGTAATAGCTGTCCAAAATTCTTTAGCTATACTTGGACGAACGAATGCAAACTCATCTAAGTATAATAGTGTAATAGACATACCACGACCTGTATTTTCAGTAGTTGTTGCACTTACAATACGACTACCATTCTCAAAGTCTAATGAGCCTTTATTGTATGTAGTAACACCTGCTTTAATATGATCGGGGCAGTTTTCATATGCATAACGTATACGTTGCATAATCTCCTGAGCACCTGTATATTTGTGTGCCGCAACTAAGATAGTACTGTCTGGAACAAACATTGCATACCAAAGTAAATATCCGGCGGCTGAAGTTGATTTACCACTCTGCCTTGGCATCAAGCTGATTGAATAACGATAGTTGTGATATGTTTCAATCAATCGTTTTTGATAAGCCCAGGGGTGATATACCATACTACCTTTAGTAGGATGTTGTATCATAAAGAAGTTATCCATGAAGTATAGATAACCTGTATCTGGGTCACAGCATTTAATAAAATCCTGTAGTTCTTTATCAGTTTTAAAAACTGTTTTAGTATAAGGATTTTTTACTAGTGAAGGTGCATTACTCATAGTGAGTATTTATATCCAGAAAAAAACGGCACTGCCGTTTTTTTATTTGATATCTAAAGGTCTTTGCTTTGTAGCTACAATACAGTAAAATACTTCTTTTGCATTATAATCTTCACCTTTTTCGTTTTTACCTTCTAGCGTGAATTCTAAATTGTTGAAAATATTAACATCAAACCCACATCGTGATAGTAGTGCTGCTAATTGATTTTGACCTAAAATACTATAATGATTTAGATTCCATTCATGTTTGCGGTCACAGTCTGGAGCAGGAACTTCAATATAAATCTTTGCACCTTGCTTTAATATACGATTGTATTCCATTAAACTAAAGATAGGATATGGACTATGTTCTAGTGCATGACGTAAGAAAATAAAATCAACACTTTCATCATGGTATCCATCTTTTTGTGGTAGAAAACTTAAATCATACTTTTTAATTGTATGACCTTTATCTTCACAGATTTTAATATCACCGGGAGTTAATGTCACTCCAGTAACATCAGTATATCCACGTTCTTTCATACCATCTAAAAAATAACCAGGACCACACCCTAAATCTAAGATTTTACTATCTTTTGGTAAATTTAATGGATCAATGTATTGTTTAACAACTTGTGCAGTCAGACTCTCATGCATCTGGCTATCACCTTCGTCATATATATGTGCTGTGTATAACCATTCGTTATAGAATTTTAACTTGAGTAAATCAAGTGTGTTGTTGATATCAATCATTGAGATTCCTGTAATTTGTTATAATTACTTATTCTCAAATCAAGTGATGAAATTATTTTCTTTTGTAACCCTTGAATGGCTTGTGTGGGCTGATTTTATGTGTATCTTCTGGTTCCATACTTCTATGGTCACGAACTAAATGATGCATGTCACTAGGAGACACTGTGTTAAATGCTTGTTTCATCATTGTATGTTCTGCTTCTGAATAAGGATAAGCCATATTATTCTTACCGGCAAAGCTTTCATCATCCATTTTTAATGCTTTTGTACTCTTACCGTCAGCCATAGCCGCGGCTTTCATTATTTGATTTAAGTGATAAATTCTATCTGTACCGTCATCACGAAACTTATAGGCGCCCGGAGTAGCATTAGAGTGATGCTTGTGCATCTTACCCTTGTTACCTTCAGTTACAAATTCTGTAGCTCTCATTTTCTTTTATATCCTTTGAAAGCTCTAACTGGGCTAGTTTTATCAACATCTACACTTTCTTCACTACCAGGGGTACTTATGCGTTTCTTACCAGTAACACCCACTTCTTTCATAGCCAAGTTAATATCTTTTTCAATATCACTATCCATGTAAGATGATACAATCATGTTCTCTCCCCATGGTGTTTCTTTTTCAAATCTATAAGCATCTATTCCATCTTGCTCTCGTTCAATTTGACCACGTGCGCCGGCCATAGCAACACCAAATCTATATTGCTTATAAAAATCACTGTTGGGTAGTCCTGAAATAGTATATGTGCCCGGCATTGCTCTAGCAACTTCTTGACTTAGTGCAATTCTGGCAGCTTCACTGATAAATTCTTTTGCTCTCATATTAAACAACACCGTTGTAAGTTACTTGAGATGCAACAAAATGTGTTATGTTTGCATTAGCAATTGGACTGACTAATATTCTAATATTTCCACTATCTATATCCATGTTGTAATTAGTAACTGCATTGCCTGAAAAAGTTAATCCATACCCTGTAAATTTGACTGATGTATTACTATTTCCAATCTGTGCGGATATTGTAATGGATTGGTTATTACTAGTAGTATTTGAACGAATCTGGAATACACCTTGTGTAAATGCATTAGCTGGATATTCATATATAACTTGGTTAGCTGTCAGTCCAGTAGTGTTGGATGATGTTGTATTAACT